ATTGGGAAGATTTTCCCTGAAAATGGCTCGGCGCGGCACTATTTTGAGTAAAATGGATTTTTATGAGTGAATCGACCGAGTTAGCCCGAGTTAGGGACGAATCGGCTTACCGAGGTGTGCCAAACCCTCGAATTCACACACAATTGACCGATTTACCCTCTCACGGCGAGGCTATGATCAAGTTTTGCGAGGAAATCGGTTACGAACTGCTCCCTTGGCAACAATGGTTGGCTCATCACTCCCTGAAATACAAGCCAGACGGCCGATGGGCTCACCCAGTTGTGACCTTGCTTTGCGCTCGACAACAAGGCAAATCGACCTTTATGGCGCTTCAGATATTGTTCAGAATCTACGTTTTGAAAGAAAAGTTACAAGTCCATACTGCTCACAAGCTAACAACCTCGGCCGAATTGTTTTACAAGATATATGGAATTATCGAGCAAACTCCTCGACTAGCTGCCGAATTTACTAAGAAGCTAGAATCCAAAGGATTTCAAGAATTACAATTTACAGAAGGCCGCCGATATATCGTAAGAGCTAATAACTCAGCTGGTCGAGGTATTGCCGCACCTGAAACCATTCACTTAGACGAAGCTCGCGAGTATAAAGACGAGGACGTATGGTCTGCCTTGCGATATACCCAAATGGCTAGCCCAAATCCTCAAATATGGGTTTATTCAAATGCCGGAGATCAGCACTCAATAGTCTTAAACAAATTACGCGAAAGAGCGTTAGCCGCCATTCACGGCGGGTCGGATGACATTGGCTGGTTTGAGTGGTCAGCGCCTAACGGAATTAAATTCGATAACTCGCCAGACTTCTGGCTAGGTGTCTGCCAAGCTAATCCGTCACTTGGCTACACAGTGCATCCGGACAATATCCGAGCAGTGTTGTCGGACCCCGAAGATATTGTTCGAACCGAAGTCTTATGTCAATGGGTCGATACCATAAACCCAGTAATCAATCCGTCACAGTGGGAAAGCTGCAAAGTTGAGGGCTTGCGGCTCAACCCTGAGTCTGATACTTGGTTGGCTATTGACCTCAGTCCTGATCGTAAGCAAGCCGCGTTAGTAGCAAGTCAAAAACTTGAGGGCGATAGATTTCAAGTTATTCTCTTGCAAACTTGGCATAATCCACAAAACCTTGATGACAAATCAATGGCTAATGATGTGGCGGACTGGGTAAGAAAGTATCCGGTCCAGTTAGTCGCTTACTCAGCCCGAACTGCTTCTGCCGTAGCTGCGCGATTAGCTCCGGCGGGAATCAGGACTGAGCCTATTGATGGCCTTGACTATGCGCAAAGCTGTGATGAGTTGTTGGGTGCAATTTCATCGCAGCGGTTAGCTCACTCGGGACAAGAAGAGCTGACCCGCCAATGCCTAGCTGCCGTAAAGCTCCCTTTCGGCGACGGCGGCTGGGTAATGGGGCGCAAAGTATCTAATGCGGTTATTTGTGGGGCTGTGGCTTCTGCAATGGCTACTCATTACGCCACAAAGCCAAATGATGGCGTAGATATAGTTATCTTGTAGCACAACACCCTTACAATTCAACCAAATGGGTGCTTTCAGAGATTTCTTCTTTCCACAAGTCTCAGCTGCTAAAAGCGTAGATGTTACTGCGGCTTTGACTCCTGTTCAGATACAGGATCAGATTTACAACATTCTTGGCGGCGCTACTAACACAACACGAGCTCTAGCAATGAGCGTTCCATCCGTAGCTCGCGCTCGCAACATTATTTGCGGAACGATCGGCTCCCTACCCTTAACGACATTCAATCGAATCACTGGAGCATATGTCGATCCGCAACGCGTTATCAATCAACCAGATCCACGAGTCGCTGGTTTTGTCATATATAACTGGCTTGCAGAAGATATTTGGTTATATGGCGTTGGTTATGGCCAAGTTTTGGAAATGTATTCAACGACTGACGGTGGTCGCGTCAGAGCTTGGACTCGCGTATCACCAGATCGCGTAACAGTTGAGACAAATGCAAACAACACCGAGATAACTGGTTACCGCGTCGATGGATCAGCTGTACCGATGAACGGTGTCGGTTCAATCATTCGCTTTGATGGACCAGATGAAGGTTTATTGCATCGAGCTGGTAAAACAATCAGCGCAGCAGTATTTTTAGAAAACGCAGCTGTCAATTACGCAAAAGAGCCAGCGCCTTCAATGATTTTGAAATCAAATGGCACTAACTTAACTGCTGAAAGAGTTTCTGCATTATTGTCAGCTTGGAAGACTGCTCGTCAATCACGTTCAACAGCTTTCCTAAACGCTGACGTAGATTTGAAAGAATTTGGTTTTGATCCTAAGTCATTACAGCTTGCCGAAGCTCGTCAGTACGTTGCGCTTGAATTGGCTCGCGCTTGCGGCATCCCAGCCTATTTCTTGTCGGCTGAAACCACCACAATGACTTACAGCAATGCGGTATCAGAGCGCCGCTCACTCGTAGATTTCTCGTTACGTCCAATCCTAAAGGCTATCGAGGAAAGACTGTCATTACCGGACTTTGTACCTAATCCAGTGATGGTCAGATTCTCACTTGACGATTTCTTACGCGGTAATGCGTTAGAACGCGCTCAAGTTTATGAAATTCTAAATCGTATCGGCGCGATGAGCGTTGAGCAGATTCAACGAGAAGAGGATTTAATTCCTAATGAAAATTAATATGCCAATGACCGTCACGGCGGCCGATACTGTAAAGCGCACAATTAGCGGCACTATCGTAACTTGGAACGAGCAGGGTAACACTTCAGTAGGCCCAACCGTTTTCGCTGCTGACTCAATTGAAATGAAGCCAGTCAAATTGTTACTTGAGCACGACCGCACTCGTCCAATTGGTAAAATGATGTCTCACGAAGTAACCAAAGATGGAATTGTGGCTACGTTCAAAATCGCCAACACTATGGCCGGAGAAGACGCGTTAATCGAGGCCACAGAAGGTTTGCGCGATGGTTTTAGCGTTGGCGCACAAATTAACGAGTGGGTCAATAACAAAGGCGTAATGCAAATTACTTCAGCGACCCTCGACGAAGTTTCTTTAGTAACTGATCCTGCAATTGACTCAGCTCGCGTTAGCGAAGTAGCTGCGTCTGAAAATGAAGCACCAGAAAAAGATTCCGCTCCGGCAACCGCCGAAGAGGACAAACCAACCGAAGGAGAACAAGTGTCTGACACTACCGTTCCTGCTCCTGCCGAAGAAACGGTAGAAGCAGCCAAGGTGGAAGCCGCTGCGCCAAAGCCAGCGTTTTACACCGCTCCTCGCCTTGAATTCACAAAGGCGAAGTATCTAGAAAACAGCATCCGCGCCGCTCTTGGCGATGACGATGCTCGCTCATACCTACGCGCTGCTGATAACACAACAGACAACGCTGGTTTCATCCCAACACCACAAAGCACAACACTAATCAACGGTGTGTCAAATGGTGATCGCGGATTCATCGATGCTCTATCTCGCGAGACTCTTGCAGCCTCCGGAATGACCTTCGAATTGCCTCGCATCAACACCGCTCCAACAGTGGCTTTGACAAACGAAGAGGGCGCACCATCCGAAACAGATATGGCCACCGCTTATATTTCTGTGGATGTAAAGAAGTTTGCTGGCCAGCAAACCGTATCTGTGGAGCTAATTGACAGAAGCTCACCAGCTTTCTTTGCCGAGCTAGTACGTCAAATGGAGTTCGCATACGCAAAGGCAACTGACGCTTATGCAGTATCTCGAGCTTCTGCAACTGCAACTGCATCAACAGCAAAGGCTGGCGCAACCGCAGCTAACTACCTTGCTTTCTTTGCTAACGCAGCTAAGAATGTCTATACCGGATCACTTGGCTTCGCTCGCAACGTTGTAGTTTCTCCAGATGTATGGGCTGAGATTATGGGCTTGAACGACAATGGTCGTCCAATTTATATTGCTTCCAACCCATCAAACGCAGGTGGAGCACTTTCACCACTTTCAGTGCGCGGTAACGTAGCTGGTCTTGACCTATACGTTTCTCGCTCACTTTCCGGCACTGGTGATGGATCAATCTACGTCATCAACCCAGATGCTCTAACATTTTACGAAAGCCAACGTCTGACGCTTCAAACCAACGTCATCGCTTCCGGCCAAATTTCCGTAATGTATTACGGTTACGCAGCAGTAGCTCCAAAGCTACCTGGTGGATACACAGCGAACGACAACGCTTAGTAAGAACAAAAGTGACGGCCAGTCCGCTCCCGAGCTGGCCGCTCACCCAATAGCTTGAAAGGATAACGAGATGCCAACAATCGTAACAGCCACAGAGCTGCGCACTATTCTTGGCGTCTCGTCATCCCTATATTCAGATGCTTATTTAGAAGAGATAATTGACGCTTCTGAAAACATAATTCTGCCGATGCTAGTAAAATACGCATCTCCAATCGCTAAAGCAGAATTGACCGATAATGTCGCAGTTTTCACCACAACAACTCAACACGAGTTTTCAGTTGGCCAATCAGTCGTCATCGCCGGAGTCTCAGCAACGTTTAACGGCACAAGAACAATCACCGACATCTCTGACGACTTCTACGAATTCTCAGCAGCTATTACTGCTGCAGACGTTACAGAGTTTAATGTCATCCCCGCCGGAACGGCTACACTCGTTGGAGCGGCTACCTATGTCGGAAACGCCAACGTTAAAACTTCTGTCTTGGTTATATCAACAGAGATTTTTCAAGCCAAAACAGCAGTAGGCGGATCAATCGAAGGCGTTGATTTTGCAGTTACACCTTTCAGACTTTCAAAGAATTTACTTGCCAAAGTAACTGGCCTACTTGGGCCTTACCTTGATGTTGAAGTAATGGTGGGATAATGCCCGCCTCTACAATCCTTTCATCTATCCGGACGCCACTGGCTACAGCTATCGGGAGCGTCAGTGCGAACGTTTATTCTTACGTCCCTGAATCGCCTCAAGTGCCGATGGTGGTCTTAGTCCCTGACTCACCTTATTTAGAGCTAAACACAATCAATGACTCAACCATTCACGCAAAGATTAACCTTACAATCACCTGCGGAGTGGCTTATATGTCTAACGCTGCTTCTTTAGATAATTTAGAGCAGCTCATTATGTCAGTTTTGGCAGTAATACCGGACGGCTACACAGTCGGCCCAGTAGAGCGGCCATCGGTTACGCAAGTCGGCACAGTGAATCTTCTTGTCGCAGATATTCGCGTTTCCACCTATTACACACAAACAAACTAAGGAGAAATAAGTGGCAACCACAGTAATTACGGGTCGCGACATTTCGCTGTCTTTCTCAGGTGGAACGGACATCGAAGCACAAGCGACTAACGCAGTATTGACTAAGACCAACGTTCGCGAGACTTATCAGACTCTCGATGGCGAGGCTTACAAGACAGTAAATATTGAAGGCACATTCCAGCTTGATATGTTGGCAGACTGGGGCAAGACCTCATCTGTATGTGAAGCACTTTGGGCAGCTGCCGAGTCAGCACCAGACACTGGCATCACAGTAACCCTAACCAGCGTTACAGGCGCTCAATTTGTTTTTGATATTCTTCCAGAATTTCCGACCGCTGGTGGTTCCGGAATCGATGCGCAGACTGTATCTTTCACCTTCAAGGTGGCAAACGGAGCAGTCACAGAGACATTTAGTTAAGAGGGAGATCGGGAGCTATGAAGTTATCAATCACA